CTGGCTTTGTTTCAGGCTGGGCGTCTTGTATCAACAATGGTTGAGCCTGTGGCTGCTGTATTTACTGGCGACTACAACATGAGCAAAGAGGAAAGTGCAGAGGCTTACGGTGTTTTTAATGCGCTGTTTACAAATAAGTTGATTAAGCCTGTATGGGCTACGCCTTTTGACTATATGAGCAAAGCTCCGTTGGAGCGGAGCCTTGGTGTTTACTACGCCATGCCAAAAGAGTTGCGTAAATCGTATTGGTCGTGTAGAAAGCCCGAAGAATCACCTGAAGGATTTATTGCTTGTGGTGCTTGTCATGCTTGTAAACGTCAGTATGACCTGCATAAGCATATAACACGCGAAGGAGGACCAAGGTGAAAGTAAAAGCCCCTGATGGCTATCACTGGATGAAAAGCGGTAAGAGCTTTAAGCTGATGAAAAATCCTTCTGGCGGGTATAAGCCGCATAAGGGAGCTTCACAGTCAGTTAATTTCCCTGTTCAGAAAATGCACAAAAAGTAAGGAGAATACAATGGGTTACGGAACGGGTGCATATAAATCAAAACCTAAAAAGAAAAAGAAGCCAGTTAAAAAGTAATGGCTGTTAAGAAAAAAGCTAAAGCAAAGGGGTCTATACCCAGTAATGTAAAGAACAAAGCTCTTTACTCAAGGGTCAAGGCTGCGGCTAAAAAGAAGTTTGATGTATACCCTAGCGCCTATGCCAATGCATGGCTTGTAAAGGAATACAAAAAACGCGGCGGCACTTATGCCTAAGCCTAAAAAGGGTTTAACCAAGTGGTTTAAGGAAGAGTGGATTGACGTAAAGACCGGAAAGCCTTGCGGCAGAAGGTCTGCAAAGAAATCCAAACGACCTTATCCTTCTTGTCGCCCTAAGAAGGTAGCAGCCAAAATGACTGCCGCTGAGAAAGCGAGATCTAAGTCCAAGAAAACCGGACCTGCTAAGATCAAGCATGATGTAACTGCCTCTGGAAAGAGGCGCAAAAAGAAAACTTAACTAAGAGATAACCTTATGGCCTCAATGGAAAAAGAAGTAGAAGAGTATTACAACAAGTATTTTGACCTGTTTGGCAACGATGGTTGGAAACAGTTAATCGAAGAACTTACACAGAATGCTGCGGCAATAAACAGCGTCGAAGCTACAAAAGACGGGAATGATTTATATACCCGCAAGGGGCAGCTTAATGTTTTGGCTTATATGCTGAACTTTGAGTCTACTGTAAACAACAACTTTGACGAATTGCAGAAGCAAGATGTATAAGGTATTTGACTTTCGTTGCGAAAACGGTCATATATTTGAAGAGTTTGTAGAAGGCGGAACCACGACGAGTAGGTGCAAATGTGGTGCCATTGCTACGAAAATTGTCTCAGCGTCGAATTTCGTGCTGGATGGGTCTTCTGGGGATTTCCCTGGCAGACACATGAAGTGGGTACGAGAACACGAAGAAGCGGGACGACGAGGACGGGAAGCTCAACGAGAGGAGAGTCAGTCCCGTTAATTCCATAACCTTTAGGCGGAATGAGTTTAAATGATGTCAAGAGCGACAATTATTGATGAGCGTCAAGATGCAGAAGAAACACAAACTTCTGAGGTAGCTGAAGAGACCCTTGAGGTTCCTGTAGAGGACACACCTGAAGAGTCTGATATTCCAGAAAAGTATCGTGGTAAGTCTGTAGGAGAACTTGTACAGATGAACCAAGAGCTTGAGAAGTTTTCAGGCAAGCAGAGTACGGAAGTAGGCGAGCTTAGAAAGTTAGTTGATAACTACATCCAGACAGAACTCGATGAAAAACAAGCACCTCAAACACAGCAGGAAGATAACAACGGTGACGTTGATTTTTTTGTTGATCCTCAAAGTGCTGTAAATCGGGCTATAGATAATCATCCCAAAATTAAAGAGGCAGAAACGTACACTAAGCAGTACCAACAACAGGCCACTCTTGCTCAGTTACGATCTAATCATCCAGATATGGATCGTTTTTTGGAAGACCCTAAGTTTGCCGATTGGATTAAGGGATCAAAGGTTAGAACGAAGTTGTTTGTTCAAGCCGACCAGCAGTATGACTACGATGCTGCGGATGAATTGTTTTCGTTGTGGAAGGAACGTAGCAGTATTGTTCAAGACACAGCCAAAGCAGAGCGCGCAAATCGTAAGAATGCAGTGAAGTCTGCGGCAACAGGAACTGCCCGTGGTTCAGCTGAGGGATCAAGGAAAAAAGTTTATCGTCGTGCTGACATTATTAAACTTATGAAAACTGACCCTGATCGTTATGCATCTTTATCGGATGAGATTTTAAGAGCATACGCGGAGGGTCGAGTAAAATAGTCTAACGGAGAACTATTATGGCTACTGCAACATATCCTGGCGCGGGTGGTAATACCGCATTAACCGAAGCAGCAACGTTTGTACCAGAAATTTGGTCAGATGAAATTATTGCTGCCTATCAAAAGAACTTGAAGATGGCTCCCCTTGTCAAGCGTATCGCTATGAATGGCAAGAAGGGTGACGTTATTCACATTCCTAAGCCTACTCGCGGCGATGCCAATGCTAAAGCGGCTGACACTGCGGTAACAATCATTGCTAACACTGAGTCAGAGTTGACAGTTACTATTAACCGTCACTTTGAATACTCGCGTTTGATTGAGGACATTGTAGAGGTTCAAGCACTTGGATCTTTGCGTCAGTTCTATACTGAAGACGCTGGTTACTCTCTGGCTGTGCAGGTTGACAACGACCTCCACGTAGCTGGTACTGGTTTTGGTGACGGCGGTGCTATCGTATTTAGCCCTGCTGCTACTGACTACCAGCACACTGGTTGTTTCTTTAACGATAACGGTACTACCACTCAGTACACTGATGACACTCTGGTAGCTGGTGACGAGTTTACGGATGCTTTTTTCCGTGACATGATCCAGAAGATGGATGACAACAATGTACCGATGGAAAACCGTAACCTGATCATCCCGCCTGCAACGCGCAACGCGATTATGGGGATTGATCGGTATGTGTCTTCTGACTTCGTAAGCGGTCAGTCAGTCAACAGTGGACTCATTGGTAACCTGTATGGTGTAGACGTTTACGTTTCTGCCAACTGCCGAACCATTGAAGCTGCTGGGGACAACACTGCTTCTAGCGTTGACACTCGCGCTGCCCTGTTGTTCCACAACGAGGCTGTTGTGATGGCAGAGCAATTGGGTGTGCGTTCGCAGACTCAGTACAAGCAAGAATACCTCTCTACGCTGTACACCGCAGACACCCTTTACGGTGTCCAGGTATATCGCCCAGAGGCAGGCTTTGTACTGGCAGTACCATCTGCTTAATCTACACGGGGGCTTCGGCCCCCTTTTCCTTTTGTTTCGTGTTCTTCTTGGAGTAGTTCATGGCAACCACAATTAAACTCAAGAACGGATCGGGTGCGCCCGCAGCTAGTGACCTAGTCCAAGGCGAACCAGCGATTGATCTGACTAACAGGCGTCTGTACACAGAGAACGGTAGCGGCGCTGTTATTGAGGTGGGTTCAAATCCAAGCAGCCTTTCTATTGGGGGGACTGCTATTACTGCGACACCCGCAGAATTAAACATTTTGGACGGAGTAACGTCCACTACTGCTGAGCTAAACATTCTGGATGGCGTGACTTCAACCGCCGTAGAATTAAATATTCTTGATGGTGTTACTTCCACAACTGCAGAATTGAATATTCTGGATGGAGTGACATCTACTGCTGCTGAGTTAAACATCCTTGATGGAGTAACCAGCACAGCTGCCGAGTTGAATATCTTGGATGGCGTTACGTCTACAACAGCAGAACTTAACATCCTGGACGGGGTTACTAGCACAACAGCTGAGTTAAATATTCTTGACGGAGTTACCTCTACAACAGCAGAGCTAAACATTTTAGATGGCGTTACAAGTACCGCTGCTGAACTAAATATACTAGACGGTGTTACATCAACGGCCACCGAGCTAAATATATTGGATGGTGTTACGGCCTTTGGCGATGAAGACAATATGTCTAGCAACTCCGCTACGTCTATTCCTAGTCAGCAGTCAGTTAAGGCTTATGTTGATGCTTCAGTTGTTAGCGGCAGTGGTATTTCAAATGTTGTCCAAGACACAACCCCGCAGCTAGGCGGTGACCTAGACGTAAACGGCAATGCGATTGTTAGTGTATCTAACGGAAACATTGCACTAACACCAAACGGTAGCGGCCTTGTACGGCTAGACGGCAACGTAGATATTCAGTCAGGCGAGATTGTTCTGAAGAAC